TATTGGATTTCAGAAGAAGCGTTAGACGCTCTACCAATGCGAACACCATCAAAGGTGATCTCAATCATGTTAGCAGAGACAGTTTCCTGACCAACACCGCCACCACGTGTTTTAGTTCCTAAATATGCCATCTATATCCTGCTTTCTAACTTATTGAAATTAAGCTGTAATTGTTTCTGGGTTGTAAATAATATCTACATTAATTTTTCTAAGAACTAAGGAAGGAACAACCGCAATAGATACTGTAGCTTTACTACCCTGAGTTACAACTGTAATGTCTGACTCATCAAAATCCATAATGACACCAAGAGACTTCTCAGTTGTTAAGAACGCAATAATTGCAGCTTTAATTTCCTTAGCTGCCCCTGTAGTAATCATAGTCCCCAAGAAGGTGTCATAAAGCATAGTACGCAGATCAACAGTTAAGAAGTCGGAAGCTTCACCTGCACTCATAAGACCAAGGGTTGGGTCATCAATACTACCATAGGTAGTAACATCATCCGTTGCCCTAAATACAAGAGCATTACGATTACGCACATACTGAATTGCTACAATTCCTTGGGTATCCAAAACATCAAGCTGCTCAGACGTAAACTTCTGGTCAATGCTTACAAGATCCAAAGGATAACGATAAATGGACATGCCAACTGGAATACCACTTGCAATCCCACCAAGCATTGCTGCAACCATATAGGCCGGAAGTTGCTTAGTAGTGCCATCATTCATAAGCCTAGAACCAGAAGTTGCCATAAACATAGCACGCTCTGATCTAAGTGCAGACACTCGCGATTGAGTTTGCTGAGCACTTTCATTAATGCCACCACCAAGAATAACCCGTGTAGGATTACTTTCTTGGGAGCGTTCCTTTGCCCATGCAATAGCCTCAGCCTGAATAGCAGGACTATCTGTTAATGGCACAACGTAAAACCCATCACCATCTTGTAAGGTATCAAAGTATGGAGACCATGTTTGAGGAACTTCACCATCTGTACCACCTGCTAACTGAGTAAGTGGAAAAGCAACAGGCTCTCCCTTAGACGGGTCATATGAAACTTCAATTTCTGAATCTGCAACATTAACAGTATTAAGAAGATCGCCACCAATTGTTGTAATATAAGTATCGGTATCAGACTTTAGCGGAGTCTCAGCAAGAGCATCAAAATACTTCGTTTCAACACCAATCTTGTTGCCACTTGGGAAGTACTCTGCTTCAAAGCCACTAATACCATTAATGTCGTTTACAAGTTGATAAGTACTGGAGTAAAGTCCAGTACCAAGAGTAAAACTAGCTGCTTCAACAGCAGTTTCTTTGTCATTGCCAGCTTTTAAAGTAAGCTTAGTAGCTTGACCGAGTGTTCCCGAACCACCTTCAACAGTTACAGAAGCATACTCCATTGCACCTGTATACTTAATTCCAAAGATATTACCAATACCAGTATAAGTTGAATTATAACGATCTGGCTGGTAAACAACCTGAAAATCTTTTGCACCTGTAATTGGATTATCCGTCAAGGCTACCTGAACCTGATTAGCAGATGCCGCATAGTCTTTTGACGTTACTGTTAGCCCTGCATTCGTGTAAGTTGACTGTGTTGGGTTTCCTACCCTAAGCGCAATAATTGGACCCGAAGAAATAGAGCCGTCAGAGGGATTAAATGCAAGTTCAATTGCGTCTAACAAGTCCCCACCAACAAAAGTTTCCTTTGCTGTCGCATAGTTCTCAATCTGTACAGGAACGTTAGGCGTACCACCTTGTGCTGTCCCTAATAGAACAAGCGTTTTATCTGAACCAGATGCAGACCCCGTAATAGCGTCTGTGTTACTTTTAATTCTTACGTCTGGGCGCGGAGAATTATTCATTGGAAAAACAGATACTGCCATTTTTTATCCTACTTTCTATTTTATTCCTAAGTATTTTTTTAAATGTGGAATATAGGATTTCATATCCGGTACCACATACATTCCCTTAGTCTTCATTAAGCTAATAAATCCTGCTTTCTGCATCCTACTTAAGTGGTAGATAGACGCAACAGAATTTACAAAAGACTCTACATTGACAAATTGAGGAACTTTTGCAGTCTCTTTACTAGTTTTCTCCATACTTATTCCTATCCTTTAATATAATTTCTTTAAATCTTTCAGAAGAATCCATAGATACACTGTACGTGTTCTGGTAAGTTATGACAGTAGGAAAAGCGTATATAGGTCGAGCTAGCTTCATGTCAAGGAGCTGCTCTCCTTGAGACTCTATGTTTGCTAGTTGATAGTAATTGTTTTCTCTAAAGCTCTTTCTCATAATTAAAAGAACATATTTTAAAATTGAGTCTAAGCACCTTGCTGTATCTACATTGTTTGAAATAGCCTGAACCATAACTTTTTCTGTAAATACTGCACCTACATCAACACCACCATAGTTGCTTTTATAGCCTTCGTCTGCCACATGATAAGTAACTGTAAAGGTTTCCCCTAAGTAATCAGCTGCTTCATCTGTAAGGTTAACCCGTTTAACGTCTGGGTCATCTCGCTCTCTATCAACAAATGTATCTGATGCAACTTCTGATATTGAAACAAGATCATCTATGGGCTGTGTTAGCTCAAAATAGTAGCCATCATCATCTTTTAAAACTACACAGGAATCTACTTGAGAGTTTTCTTTAACTGCTGGCTTACTATCATTATGCTCACCAACTACACTTCCAATTGAATCGGTAGACTCCTTACCAGATCCTCGCATAATAACATACCTAGCATCCAAGCTTTCCTTCTGAGTTGGAAAAGCATAGGAGAACTCTATTTTTTGTTTATTGTCACCAGAGAATGCTTTTATAAAAGTATCCTCAACTGATGTATCACCACCAATTTCGGTGTTTCCTATCGCTTCACGGATAATATAGCTTTCGTCATCTGTTCCAATTGTACTTATCACTTTATTGATATAATACTTAAGGGTATCATATACATACATGTCTGCCTTTGGTATCACTAAGCTCCCACCACCTGTCTAATAACGTCTTCTATGCTATCAATAATGGCGTCTGTCTTCTGATCGTTTAACCGATTTCTACCAATGATCCAGCTATCAATTGGAGATTTAGCCGATACTGTTCGGAAAGCTATATAATTTGTACGTCCTAAGTTGTCCTTCATTTTTGTTAAGTTTCCAGACTTCTTAGTAACTACTGGCAAACCTATTTGGCTACGCTGTGATACTAAGCTATCTATGTATTGAGTAGAAAAGTTCAAGGCTCCAGAAAATGCTTTCTCTACATTTACCTGTAACTGACTGCTCATGCTACTAGTTTGTCTTGCAATTGGTACAATCAAATACCATGAGCCTTCCTTTGTGTACTGGACTTTACTACTGTGTTCAAATGCAGGCTTCATATCATACATGGGATTATTATTAACAGGAACATAAATAGAAAAAGTGTTCCCAGATTGCTTGTGCTTAACCCCAACTGAATCTGCTACCGTACTAGCGGCTAAAAAAGCAGCAGCTACCATCTTTTCAGTTAGCTTTTCACTAGTTATCTGAATATCTTTTACAACATTAAAATCATCTGTCATTAAAATCCAAATCCTTTATCAGTATCCTTATTAGCAGACCTAGAAATGATGTCCATTTGGCTAACAACGGGCTTAGTATTTTCTTCACCATTTCCTGTGTTTATCATAGGAATATTGTTATGAAATACTTCTTCACGTTTCAACAGAAGTTTTCTTGGAAGCTCAGTATATCTCTCACTTGTATTATTACGCTTAGTATATTGATACCTAAGTTCTTTAAGTACATTTACTACAATATATCTAAGCGTGACACTTAGAATTAAAGACAGATTGTACCCTATCAAACTACTATTTGGAATAATCTTATCGTGCTCTCTATCAAAAGTGTACTCAGATCCTTCCATAGCCTGCTGTAGGATGCCATCTTTCATATAACTAGCAAATATAATGGAATGTACATCATATGGAATCTGATGACCATCCGCTACTCTATCATCTGTTACATTAAACATGTATTGCTGTCTAACTTGGGCATCAGGTACTGTTATTCTATCCCATGCACTAACCTTACTATTTCGACCTACTGTACCTATAGCACTTCCTGAATCAAAATAACCTGCTTGGTATTGAGCATAACCTTTATCATTCTCCTGTATAGCCACTAAAGTATCCTTAGCAGGTAAATAACCTCGTCCTTCCCCATGACAGATGGGGCACTTTGGGTTTGGTGCCAATGTTTTAGGGTTAACACAGGGACAAATAAATGATTGCTCCCAGCTAGTCTTAAGACCAACTTTATTAACAAAAGCATCAAGGTGTTGTAAATCAAACTCTGATGGATCGTCTATCCCACTTATAGTTGGCTGAGAGTTATCAATATCAGTGCTTTCCAACCTTTTAGTAAGATTATTAGTTACTTTGTCAACACCGTTAACTTTTTTGTCAGAGGTGTTATTGTTGCTTATCCATACTGGAGTTACTGGTGAAATATCACTCATTATGTATCACCTCTAAAGCTCTGTAAATTGTGGCTGAAATTTAGCTCTAAGCGCATCAAGTAAGTCACTAATATCTTGGTCAATAATATCAATATCCGCCCTAGAACCAGTATACATAGCACTTTGTGTTGTTTCTATTGATTCACTTATACCATCAATAGAGAATGATCTACCAGCAATACCAGCGCCAATGATTAAACGACCCCATTGCTGTAAAGCTTCCTTCATTGCATACTTAATAACAAGTTGCCTAAGCTCTGCTGGGAATTCAAAATCCTGAGTAACCGCATATCGCTTGGGGGGTAGAAATCCTGCTACATAGTCAATATCAAAGGCTTGCGGAGCATAGTTTCCACTGGCTCCATTAAAGGCGAATGAGTTTGCTACAACTACAGGTGCACTCATGAACCCTAATGACATGCTACTACCAGATCCGCCCATTCCAGTTGCTTGCATAAGGGGACTAGGAAATATTTGTATCTGCCCTGCTAGCGGGTATATCTTCCACCACTCTGGCGGATAGTTAAATACATTGAAGTTATTCATCTGCAATTTAAACTTCAATACCTGTATGATCGGCTTCTTATATAAAGTTGTAAACGCATAAGAGTTGTATTCAGAGTCATAGTAGTCATGATGCTCTCTTGCAACTGCTCTTGGAAGAATAACTATGTCAAGAACATCCTCTGCCTTTTTAATAGCAGATTCTATAATATCCCAATACCACGAGTCTGGTAAAGGTTCCCCTGTCTCAGGGTCTTTAATTTCCATACCAACCATATACCCCTTAATTGCACTAGGAGTAAGTCCATACATATCAGGTGTAAAGCTATCTATCTTGTCTAGGTCTACTCTTTTAGGATTATTTTCACCATATGGGTATCCATTTTGCATATCTTGGTCGTCCAATAAAATTCACCTACTTATCTGTACTCTTAGTACTTACCCTTCGCTTTCTAGTCTGCTTAGGTGCTTGCTTAGGGGCATCTTTCTTTGCATTGGCAACTACAGCTTCTTTACTTTCAGGCACCTTAGAAGACGATTTAGGGGCGCTAGTAGCTTTCTTAGGTTTACTACTTACCCGTGAAAATCCGCCAACTTGAATAAGCCGCTCTTCCTCAGCAGAAGTCAGCCCATCTACATAGCCATCTTTATCTACATCTATTTTACCAAATTCTGTAAACAAGCTCTTTGAACAAAACTTTTTATTGTATAACAAATTAATTCCCACTTTCGTTCTCTAATATAGACAATACCTACTATCACTATTATACCACAGTATTAAGGGCATAAAAAAATAGGGAAGTTATTCCCTATTCTTATTATTAAATATTAACGTTGTGGTGCAACATCATATGCGCCAACGTTATGCAACCGAACCCAACGCCGTGGAATGAACAGTGCCAAAGCACCGAACCACATGAATGCCCATGTGTTCATAGCAGTCAATGTTGCAAGATCCAGCCTTGAAATTGGGAGGAATTCATACAATGTAATAACTTCTGGTGACATATCGCCAACAAAGGCGTCAACCGTACCAGGGATTGTTTCGTCTGCATCGTTGAACGATACTTTACCACCATTTGCCAAATGTGCTGATACCTTACCAATTAATGAATAGCTACCACTAGCAGCTTCACGGTAAATTTCAACATACTCTACAGGGTTGCCATAAGTGTTCGGAAGAGAAACTTCCAAGTTAACAGTATCCGTTACCGCAGCAATTTTAGCATTAGCATCAACAATAGGAGACTTAGTCTGACCAGATACGGTACGAACCTTATAGTTCAGCTGACCAACATCTGAGTCAAGGAAATTGCCAAGCTTAGTTGTGCTTTCGGCAGTTGCTGTTACAACTGGGGCAACACCACTAACGTTATCGTCTTCTTCATCCAAAATGTTTGGAAGATCCATCAAGTTAGACCCGTTAAGATTAATTGGTCCTACAACAGACTGGAACCTAGGAGCATCAAAACCAATAACATTACGCTGTGGGTTAGCACCCATAAATACACGCTGGGAAGGAAGCAAATCATTAACCAACTTAGCCTTTGCCGCGTTTGGAAGGAATGCATCAGTAGCATTACCATATGCGCGTGAAATGGTAATTGCGGCTTGTTGGAGGTCATCTTGCGACAATGATTTGCCACGCAAGTCAATGACATTCTTTGGATCAATCAGGGAGGTCAAGCCATCAAATTCTGTACCTTCTGTGTCAGAAGCAGAATGCAAGCCTGAATTACCGTAGAAGCCCATCCATTCAATACTACCAGCCAAGGTGATAATGGCGTCACGAGTTGCTTCGCCCAAAGGATCTGAAACACCTTGTGCCAATTCTGCTTGAATAGAAACTTGACGAACGGCACTCAGATACTTCATGCGAACCTGCTTACGAGTAAACCGTGGGGAGCTAATCTTAGAAAGTTCGCCTTCGTGCATTGCCAAAGCATGACCAACTTCACCATGCTTGTCATACGAAATGTATTGACGAACTGTACTTTGTACCTGTTCCTTGTTAATCTTGTTGAAGAATACAAATTGTTCTTGACCATAAGTTAATTGCTTAACCATGGCATCAAGGTCTTCAACACGCAGTGGGGTTGTAAAGCCCTGCATACTGTTAGGATTTACATTGTAACCAACAACACCAGCACCAGCGTCAGGAGCAAGAGCCTTTACGGCCTCTTCCTGTTCAGCTTTAGCCTTGTTATATGTGTCTAAACTAAAAGTTTGACCAGCTGCTGCACCAATATGTTCAATTTGTGCTTTGCTAAGATTTCTTGTCTTCATTAAAAAAGTTCACTCTTTCTAATTGTTTTTATGCTTTTCATACCGTAATATAGCACTTAACTACATCAAGTTATTATTACTTTTCTGCGTAATCAGCGACTTCTTTAAGCTGATCTAGGCTAAACCCATAAGCGCTCTCTGATGATGCCAGTTTTTGAATAAGAACTGACTTAGACGCATAATCCTCTTGACTAATACTATTACTTTCTGCTTGAGAAATAATATGATCTGTATAGTTGCTAAGGTTATTAATAGCTGCAATATAAGTTTCTGGAATAGACTTTTCTACAGTTTCCTTTTCCTCTTTAGCATCTTCCTTATCCTTGCCATCAGCTACTGCATCCGTTGCAGAACTCTTGGTGGCGGTATCATAGATGTCAGCTTTATCATCAACAGACTCAGCTTCTTCAAGAGGCTTTTCCTTATCGTCCGGTTTATCGTCATGACTTTCTTCCGGCTTTTTATCAGGAGCCTTTACATCAGAAACTTCTGAGTCCTTTTCTGATTCCTTAGAATCATCTTTCTTGTCATCATTGCTTTCAGAGACTTCGGCTTTGTCATCAAGAACAACAGATTTATTTGCTAACTTTTCTGACACTAGTTCTTTCAAACTAGTAATAGCATCAACAATATCCTTGGTTTGGTTCTGAACCTTAACAATAGCAGCGCTGTTATCCTCTAAAGCCTTAGATACATTGCTATAACCACCATTAAATACATCAACCAGATCAGAAAGCTTTAGAACACTTGACTTATCAGTTGACTTAAGCTTATCAGGAGAGCCGTGATCTTCTAACGGCTTAGGGTTAATTGGAATTCCATCATCTACGCCTTTGCCATCATGTTCCTTTTTAGCAGGAACATTTTCTGGCTGACTATTTTCTACATCGTCTGAACGGTCGTCATCATCATCAGATTTTTTAGCTTCGTCTGCAACGCCTTCATCCTTGCTGGGATGCTTATCCTTTTCCTGATCTGGCTTGCTGTCTTTCTTGACATCAACAGATTCTTTATTCTTATCTTGATCTGTTTCCTTATCCTTATCCAAGCCTTTTTCAGCCTTTTCCTTATTCTTGTCATACTCTTTAAGTACGCTCTTCAAAATCAGTCACCTTCAATACTTTCTATGCACTTTATAGCATCATCATGTGATAATCCTCTACCTAATTGCAGAATCAGCGCGTTAGTATTCTTACTACTAAGCCCTGTAGAGTCTAGTTCATCTTGCGCCTTGCAAAGAATATCATCAGAATTATCTTTCCCCATTGTATAAGTAAGCATTGCAATTGCACTTGCAACACTCTCTTTTCTAAGGGCTGACAACCCTTGCTCTGTATCTGGGTCAATATCATAGCCAATCATACTAGCGTCATCTAATGACTTTGTGGCAATTTCCCATGTTGCATGAGAGTTAGCTGGATGAGAGGTTACAGTAATATTCTTAATCTGAATCTTTGTAATAACATTAGGATGTAAAGGGTCCCTCTTCAATATTGGTCCTTCTATGCTAAATCCTAGACTACGATTCTTACTAGATTCCTTGCTTAAAATGTTCTGCAGACTCCATACTTGCTTTGCCCTTGGGCTTTCTTTATAAAGCTTAGCTTTAACATGAAAACCATCATCATCTATATAAGCGTCCTCTGGCTCTCCAATAATATCTTCAACATTATGCCCATGCTCGTAGGTTATCCAGCCATTATTCATAAAATAGCTTTTGTAATCAATTGCATCAGGAAGAATTACTTCATTTTGAAAATCTTTATCAGGAGTAGAGGCTAACCCAGAAATGTACCAATCTTTGCTTTTTCCCTTATCTGATTTCTCAGCAACAAGGGGAACAAAGACGCTTAAAATATCTATATCCCTGTTCAAAATGCCACCTGCTTATTCTTTACTATTGTTTGCCTTTCACAGATAATATAGAAGAACTATTTTTTACTGCTTCCACCTTGTTTGTAAGAATTAGTATTCTTCTTATTCTTCAGCTGTCCATCTTTACCAACACCCTGCTGGTTATCTTTACCACTAGGCTTAGCATCCTTACCTGTATATCCCTCCTGATTTTGTTGAAAACTGTTAGAGGAACTTGGGGGCAGCGTTGGAGGAGTACCGCTAGGATTTTGTAGTGCTGATTCTAGCTGAGTAAGACGTGTTTGCTGACGCTGAAACTCATTCTGCTTAATCTGCTCTTGCTGGCCTAACCGCTGAATGTAAACAGCACTCAATATAATGTCACCACCAGCAATTTTAGGCAATCCTTGCTTCTCACGATAGTCATTAACCGTGGTTGCAGTTTGTAATTCTAACTGGACGCTTTTCAGCTTATCCTGCTGGCTTCTTGCGTCTCCACCGACAAACTCTAGCATGTAGTTATCACCAAGAATTTGTCTAATAATACCATTAGTAAGATTCTTAGCAATCATATCTAAAAGCGGTGTCAAACCCTTGCTCTTTGAGGCATCAATTTTATTTTGATTGTTGCTTTCATTAAGTGAATTTGACTTATTACCAGTTGCACCACCACGATTCTGCATCCCAATTTCAGCAGGATCCATCGCTACAAGAGCACAAATGATGTTAATTAAATAGTTCAGCCAAGACTGAAATTGCATATCTTCTGCTTGTGTCATGCTAACAAACTTAGCATCCTCAGCAGTAATCATAGGAATCCTATACGCCCCATTAATGCCACTACTTGTTGCTGTCCAGTGACGTTTGAAGTCTTCAAGAGCACGCATACTTGTGTTAGTAACAGAGGGACTAGGCTTAACTAGTAAGATACCTTTTGTTGTACCACCATGTGTAAAGAAGCGGTCATTGAATAACTCGGTATTTTCATGGGATATAAACTCGCGCAACCCCATTTCAAGTTCTGATAATCCGTAGCCACCTGATAGAATGTCACTTCTTGGGTTTCGTATGAACATACCCATTTCGTCAGCGGTAAAAGAACCCCTAACCTTATTATCAATGTATTGCCGGTATATTTTTCCTCGTGTACGCCTATGCCCATGCTCATCATTAGCAAAATAGATTGTTGTTGGATCAACCAGTCTGGTGTGAGAAAGTCTTCCTTTACTATCATAAGTATTCTCATAGTTTACTTGGTCATATGTATAGGTGTCTCTGACTAGCTTTCTTAAGAAGCTTGTAAAATCATCGCGTATTGGGCTATAATCAACACCCATTCGTTCAATATATCGCTCTGCATAATCAATCTTTTTTTGCTGTTCTTTAGTTGGCTTGTCACCATTCTTAAGACGTACTTGATACCCCATACCATTATCATCTGTTGAAGCCCTATGAGCATATTCGGTTACTTGGTTGGCTCTTGTATTAATAATGGCATTCAGCACAACATTCATACTGTATTGCCTAAGCACATCTGTGATACGCCCAAAGGCAATTGGTGATGGCTTTGGAACAATCGAAGTATCTTCCAAGGTGCTAAACATAAGATTACCGTCTACAGGCTCTGTATAAGCTCTATCAACACCATTCAAAGCCTTGGAAGCAGTGTCATTTGCAATTTTACTATCAATATGCTTAAAAAAAGCGTTGGGATCATCGGTATAAAACTTAGTTCTGAACCTATCAAATATCCCCATTGTAAACTCCCTTAAACAACATAACTAACTCTGTCTTTCCCCTTTATAGGGAAGTCTGATAAATAGTCAGCTACCTTTTCTTCCTTTTCCGAGTAGTAAAAGAACTTCTTATAGGTGTAAACATCTTGTGAGTCTCTTAAAATGATACCAGATTTGCCAAGAAGCACAGACTTTCCATCATCACGATTAGCTATGAAGTTAAAAGGAATCTGGTTTTTGTCTACTACAAGCAACTTAATATGACTTCCATTAAATAAGTTGTAGTAAGTCATTACTTCTGTCCAATCATCTTTATTACCACTATTAGAAGCTATTTTCTTTGATACTACCCATGTTTTATCTTTTTCGTAAATGTATGTCACCACCTATGCTACAATTCTACTATTATTATTATAACACAAATTTTGACTTTTCA